TCTGCCATTTTAAAGCCTCCTTACTGATTCGGCGCTAAACGAGCGTCTTTGAGAAAGATTGATTTGCTACGGGCGCTGTCAACCGCGTCCTCCCAGTTAGAACCATCGGCAACCACAACACGAGGCCCGACAAATTCGCCGGTAAGCCACGCCGCGCCTACGTCGTCCGCTTTGATGTCCTCCGCGACAACGGCATAGACAGCGTCCGCGGTAGTGCGCCATTTTTTAACCTTGCCGTCGTCATCATCGTCACGGTAGACAAGGCTACCGACTGCCAAATCCTCGCCAGCGGTAACCGCGTCTGTTGCGCGGGGAAAATCTCCGGCAATTAGTGCCGGTATGCTGGTACTGCCTATCGTATTTACTCCAAGGCTGTTAGACACGTTTTACCTCCTTGCCGCCTGCGGCTTTGAACCCTGAAACCATTGCGGAAACTATCGCGTCCGCGTTTTTATCGTTGTCGCTTGCGCTCGCCGGAACATCTCCGGCTTCTTTGGCATCCTCGTTATAATCCGTCGCGGCCTTTTTGATCGCGGCGTTGTCAGTTTTGATTATCTGCAAGGCAAGTTCGGAGGCGCTTATGGGCGTTTCAAACATCGCCTTTCTGACAAGGTCGGTATACCCAGCGGAAGCGGCTATGTCGTCAATGGCCTGAATACGCTCGCGCTCCTCTTTAGCCCCTATCTGCTTTACCGCATTAAAGAGCTTCGGGTTATTTGCAAGGAGCGTCGCCATTTGCTCCTCTGTAGACGCCGCCTTGCCGTCGCCCTTGGCTTTGGGCTTTGATTTGGCTTTGCTTTCCTCCTCCTCCTCGTCCTCGTCCTCTTTATCCAAATCCTCATCTTCGGATTCGGCTTTGGACTTGGCCTTGTTTTCCTCCTCGTCCTCTTTTTTTGTCGCTGACATATCTGTCGCTCCTTGTTTGGGTGTGGTTAAATTGACTAATTTTAAAAATTCTTTGTTTTCCCGCGCTCCGTATTTACCCTCTGCTACAGCCGCTTTAGCCGCCAAAACCGGTATAGCCTCGGATAATTCAGCGATTACGCCTTCCAAGCTGCCAACCTCGTCAGCCATGCCTACCCGTATAGCCTCTTCGGTGATAAGAATACCGCCTTTGCCGTATTTTTCGCCTACATACTTGGGCTTGCTACTACGGTTACGCGCTACGCTGTTCAGGAAAATGTCGGCCAGCGCGTCAAGCTCGGCTTGTAGCTTTGCCCGGCCCTCCGCGCTGTTAGGGTCTTGTCTTTTGTCGGGCGACTGCGAACTTACTACTTCGTAATCAATAATCCCTTGCTTTTTACGCGCTTCGCTCTCGTCCGTCCACGCCGCCACAACGCCTATGCTGCCAAGAAACGCGGTATCATCGGCAACAATTTTATCCGCTGCGGAGGCGATCCAATACGCCGCCGACGCGCAATAGCCGCCCGTATAGGCGACAATGGGCTTTTTACCACGCGCATTATAAATCGTGTTGGCAAATTCATTTATACCTACAATGTTACCGCCCGGACTGTCTACGTTCAACACAATTCCCTTTACATCAGGAGCGTTAAGGGCTTCACCGAACCGAAGCCCCAGCGTCTCAACGCTGGTCGCTCCGGAAATATCGGTGAATATATCGGCGTGAGGGAATATCGGGCCGTATACGTTTATTACCGCAACGCCATCACGCATATCTACCATGCCGCTTTGACGCCGCTCCGTAGGCGTGGCAAGGACGGCCTCCATGTCAGAGTATTCGCGGCTTGCTATGCCTATCATCATATCCAAGTGATTTGTTTCTATTGCCCACTTGTTATTGAATATGACGTTTACGGCTTTTCTATTCTTCGTTTTGGCCATTGTCCCCTCCTTGGTGTACTTGGATCGTAGGCACTACATCAAACGCTGAATTATATTCATCTTTTAGCCCGTACTTTTCAGCGAGTTTCTTTTCCTCGCCGCGCTGTCTCAATATGTCTTTGTAGTCTACGCCGCGCTTGCTGCACTCTATTTGCAGTGTTGACATACAACCTTTAATACGTATCATTGCGGCGTTGGCTTCCTTTACCTCGTCTATCTGCTTGCCGCTGTCGCCTACCCAGTACGCCCCGCAATACGCCAGCTTAACCATCGGGTCAGTGAAGAATCCCGGCGCTTTTATCCTGCCGCTTGTTATGGCCTCGGCTAAAAATTCTTCGTATATCGGTTGATTGAAGTTGTCGGCGAAGTCGTCGCGCATCCTCATTACGGTGTCGCCAAATTCCAAGAGCGCGGCCCGGCTCGCGGAATATGAACTGTCAAACTGCCCAACCAACACTTCAAATGGTATGCCCAACGCCATACCTATCTGCTTCATACAGGCCGTAAAGAACGGGTCAAAGCGGTCGCTGGGGCGCTCCGCGTTCACTACGCTCAATTCTTCTCCGGGCGCTCCGTCAATCCACGTGCCGACACCTAATTGAAGATTATCATCACGATTCCATGGCTCTTGGCCCGGCTCGTATTGTACGCCGCCAACTGTTGTGGTGTCGGTCGCCGGTCTCTTGATGAATACCGCAAGCATAGCATTTATGACGGCGGCGGATAGCTCCGCTTCGGAATACTTTGTTACCTGCTTTAGCGTTTCTATGACCGGCGCGAGAATAGGGACTCCGCGGCTTTGCCCGATTCGGTTAATGTCTACCAAGTGTAATACGTTCCTGCGTCCGGTTCTCTCTCCATAAAACGGGACGCGCCTCCACGTCGCCGCGATGTTCGCCGGTGAAAAGAGCGTTGCGCCGGGGTGCGGGGTGCGGATAAATATTGCCTTGGGTGTGCCGTTGGCCGCTCGCTCGATACCTCCGGCTACTTCAACACTGTCGGCGGCGTCATTGTTATTTACTACCCGTTCAGCTTCTATTAGCTGAACGCGCAAACCGTAAGGCGTAACGCCGCCCGTTTTGTACGGTAATAAAACGAAGCAGTCCCCGTTTGTGAGTTTTTCGCGGAATGCAAGCCTTTGGAGTCCGATAAAATTCAACTGCCTTGCATAGTCGCAATCTTTGCTCTCCGACCATATTCTAAATTCGTATTGGGCTTTTTCCTGCCACGCTTGCGCTTGCTCTTCCGTCAGGCGTAAAAATTCGCGGTCAATGGACGGTTGCAGTCTAAGGCCCGAACCTATGACTCCGGCAACAAGTTTTTCAATCGCGCCGGTGGCCGCAGGAGCGTTACGGGTAAGATCGCGGGAACGGTCGCGGAGTTTCTGTAGGCAGTTTAATATTTCAGCGTCGGCATCGCCGAAACCGACAAGCCAATCTACAAGAGACCGTTTGTCGCTCGCTCCGTTATAGGGCGAAGCGGACATAGCCCGATAGTTTTTCGGGTTGTTTTTCAGCGCGGTTGTCGGTTTATTTGTTTCCATATCAGTCATTTACCGGTACTACTCGCCTTATTGTACGTTGTCCACCGGTCAGGGCGGCTATTTGATTTTCCCAATATTGCAATAACTTCAACAGCTCCGATATGTCCATTGCGGTATATTGCTGGCCGCCTACTGTCCAGCTCTTTGCGCCGCGCTTTGTGAGGCCGTCGATTGCCGCAGTGGTATTCTTGCGCATTTCTTTGGCTTCGACAAGTCTTTCCGCATTTGTCATATTTTCCTCATGGCATAGTGAGAGCGTATCGCCGACAATGGAAATATATTGTAAGACGTGGGGATATTGCTTAAATATCTTTATATTTTTTGTATTATATAATATATCTTAATGTATTATATATTATATCTTTATACCATCTGGGCGACGTATAGTCTTAACCGTTGGCGCAATTTGCGTCTTGGCGGACGTACTAATTCCCTTTGATTTTGCGTATCTGCTTTCGAGAACGTCCCAGTTAGGATTAAGGAATCGTATCGCGTTTAGGTTGTAGACTCGCAAATCCAAAGGCTCGTTTCGGGCGGTCTTTGGCTTCCACCAATAGAATTTTTTATACCCCTTTACCCATTTAAATTGTCGGCGCTCGCATATCAAACCGGCGAAGTAGTCAGCGTTATACCCTGCCGCCTCATGGCTTGGAAAATGGCAATATCCCGGCCCAGCCTCGTCTATGCGTAGGCGGTCATAGATTAATTGCTTCGCTTTGTCCACGCCGATTATAAACAGTGCACAGTGATTACGGTTGTTTCGGGTGTGTTTGTTGAATATGGGTTTTCCCGACTGGCTACTACCTTTTACGGCATAAACGCGCTCCCTTTCCCTCGGCAAGGTGTAGGCATATACGGTATCGGTTGTCGTATCTATGCCGCCGCTATCTATCATAACGCAGGAAATTCTCATAACATACCCGTCCTCGCGGGTAAAATCTTTCTTGCGCACCTCGTCGAGCTGCTTCCATACGGACGGGAAGTCAATGTTGCCGCTGTCAAGCTCCGTTGTCGGCCCCTCTATTTTCCCATGTTCTATTCCCCAGCTCTCTTCGCCACGCGCCCAACCGCATACTTCGTACTCAAGCCACGTCTTTTGCACGTCTACCGACATCGTAAGTTGTAATACTTCGTTTGGTACTTGGGCGTTGTAGTGTTCTACCCGCTTTGTCAAATATTCTTGGGCGACACTCTCGCCCGTTTCTTTCCACGGCAAACCCAAGATGGTATTCGTGAAAGTCTGTAGGCGCTCCGGGTCGCTGCCGGCCTCGTCAAATTTACGGGCGACATCTCTCCATGACATCCACCCTATAGGGCTATATAGTGAGCTTAAAAAAAAGCCGACACGGGGATGGCCGGGATTTTGCGCCACCCATTTACCAGCGGCTAACATCTTTGTCTTGTGGTATTCTTCTATGCCCGTTCCGCAATGCGGACAATATAAGAGTACATTTTCGTAGTCGCCTTTATCCCAGCGTAATTGATCCATTTTTATTTCAAAATATCCGTCGTTGCCGTCAATACCGTGGCAGTGTGGGCAAGGCACCATGTATACCCTCTTGTCGCTTTCTTGGTAGAGCCGCCAAATGTTGGAAGTCTCTTCCAGTGTGGGCGTAGACAGGCAAAATAGTTTGGCGTTTGGGAATGTGGCGAGCCGCGCCCGTATAAGTTCGAGCGGATCGCCCTCGCTCTTTATTATATTGTAGCGGTCGATTTCGTCCGCTATGGCGTTTCCGATGGGCAATGACGCAAGCGCGGACGGGCTGTTTGACCCGCTCATTATGACGATTCCACCGGTATAGACTTTTTCAAGTAGGGAGTTGCCGGTTCGTTTTTGCATTTTTGAGCGTATGCTTTCAATGGCTTCTATTGACGGCGTGATCCTTTGCTTGCTCAATTTAATGGCGTCGCTCTCGGTAGGCATCACGCTTAAAAAGCTCCCTCCGCGTTGATCCATGTTGTACAAAAGGAAGTTTGTCGCGCTTTCGGTTGCTCCAAGCTGCGAACCTTTCAGCAGAACTATCTCTTTTGCCTTAGACTGCGGAGATAGTTCTTTCATTATTTCGACAAGGTAGGGGGTGCGGTCGTTCCTCCAAGGGCCGGGGGCTGACGAACCGGACGCAGGAAGTATGCGCTTTTGCTCCGCCCACTCCGCCACGTCTATCAACGGGCGCGGACGTAAGACGGAGGAAAGGCCCTCGTAAAAAGGGTATTCACTGACCATTATTAGCCTCCTTGAAAATTGTTTCGCCGGGCTTAAATATGTCGGGCCGGAGTCTCGCGGGGTCGATATTCAAAGCCCTTGCGTAGGCCATAGCCTTTTCTGCTGATATTTTTTCGTATGAAGCATCAACAGACACGCGGCTTGTTGTGCAGTTGCATAGTCCGGCAACCTGCTTGTATTTCAGGCCGCTCTCCTTAATGATTTCTTTGAGTGCGCTCATTTATCCTCCTTTGGCTTCCATTGGATTTGGTCTTTCTCGTCAAATATATCTGGACGTAGGCGGCAGGGGTGAACGTTCAAAGCCCTCGCGTATTCTATGGCCTTTTCTACTGATACCTTAATACGCATGACATCATTACACACTTGGCTAACAGATCTGCCCACTAACCTTGACAGTTCGGCGGTCTTAATACGGCGCTCAATCATAACTTGTTTGAGCATACTTATCACAGGCTTCATGTGCCCTCCTCTTTGGGTTTACCCTCGCATTTGTCCTTTATGGCGATTATTAGCGCGTTTAATTCGCGCTCAAGAAATAGCTGAATGTCATGTGAGTCCGCGTCTTTCATGGCGGCCAGCTCCGGGGCGAGGCGCGACGGAAGGGCCTCCAGTGTACCCATGATTATTTGGCCTACCTCCTCCCCTTGTCTTTTTGCCTCCGTTTTATCTATGTATTGCCCGCTCTCAATCTTCAGTTTCAACTCTTGGCGGCCAGTCTCTACAACCTCTCTTTTAAGTTTTATTTTGAGAAAGCCTTTTTGTAGTTCGGCACTCTCTCGGTTTTCAGAGCCGCCCTTTGCGCCGTCTTTGGTATCATCTTTGGGTTTGACCGGTGGCCGGCCACCTTGTAGCGGCGGCGGCAGTCCGCGGGCG